GGTGCAAAGCGAGCACGAGAGACTTCTAACTTCTGCCACATCTGTGGAACGAAATTAGGGGCTTAATGAAAAAACCCCCTTGGGCCATGCCCAAGGGGGTTTTCTTTTGTCCCCAGATGGCAATGAGGGGTTAGTTAGGTAAGCAGAGCTATGAGGATCAATGTTTTGAAGACTGGGATGTGATCCCACAAGAATAGGTCAGCGTTCCAGAAGAACAATCCCCACTCTTTGAAGGTCGCTGGCCGTCGGCCGACGCCTGGGCGGATCGACACTCGACCAGAGAACCAATGGTCCTGGATTGGGTTCTTAGTTGTAATCTTCGCAAAGCTCTTGTCGCTCTCAATAAGTCTTAGTTCGACGCTCATCTCAAATCCTCTTTCACAATGCGTTAGGCGGCACGCTAGAGTCCTTCAAAGGGATTCTAGCGGCATCTTCTAGTCAAATATTTGCAATTGGAACTTCTCACTGATGAAAACATTGTCACCAAGCTCCAAAGTGAACCAAACGTCATAAATTCCACAATCAACATCTGTCGTATCAAACCTGAAATATGACATACATCCATCTCGATCTAGGACAGGTTCGTTGTCATAGATGGTCCGCAGATCAAGTTCTTGTGGGAGGCAATTTCCACACTTCTGGGCCATGGAAATATAGAGGTTACCGGCGGCCGTAAGATTCTCATAGTATTTCTGTTTGATTGTACCGCGAGGGACATTCGGCTGGACGGAGATTTGAAGGGATTTCTTTTCGCCTTTGACGATTCGATTTGGCGTAAAGTCGAAGGTGAAATCATGGACGATGGGCATAGAGTCAGTGAACCACATATTCGGAGCGATTTGAAAGTCCTGCTCTGATGTGGCTGGGGTACTTTCAGCTTCAAATAGAATGGTCCATACGTCGGCATAGCGTCCAATGGTAAACATAGGGGCATCTAGGTCAACATCTAGATGATACTTGCCAGCTTCATCTCGGACAATACTTGACTCGGGATATGACACGATATGTTGCCGGCCATCTGGATTTGATGGTGTAGGCTCAACACAAAATAGCTTATAGATGTCAACCTTTTGGGTTTCCGCAACATCCGTTTGTGATCCACCATTGAAAGTGAAAAGCCGCAAAGTAACGCTATCACCAACCTTAATGTTTTGTCTTCGTTCTTTCATTAACGTTTCTTTCTCTCTTTCTCAATAGCTTCGTTTTCTCTTTCTCTCTGCTCGATGAATTTCTGGATCAACCGTTTCCTTTCGCCGACAGTGAGTACGTTTTTTGCTTCCCTGAGAGTCATGTGCATGTGATAAATCAGGAAGAAGACCTCATCCCATATATGCTCATATAGCATTAAGCTGGGGTGGGGTTTTCCTTCTTCCTGCGAGGGAAGAAAAAATTTGCCTCCATAGGCAGGTCCACCTCAAACTCTGCGAGACACTGTGGGCAAGCAATTGGAATGTTAGTATCAACACCAAAAGGTGGGTCGGAGATAACATTCCTGATATAGTTAACATCAGAAACTGGCAGCTTCTGGAGTAGAGTCTGGATCATACGCGGCTGTGTTACTTCGACGGAGCCATTGCTAATGCTTTCGATAAGCATCGAAGCTCGATACAAGAATGTATCATCAGCGGCGTTATCGCCAAACTGACGAATCCGACGCTCTCTATGTGCTGTTACTTCAGAATCATCGTAGCCAGTGGCCAAACGATACTTGAATGCGTACCCTGAAGTCGGGAGAACATCTCGCAGAGATTCTTGGCTAAATCTCTCGGGACATTGATTGACAATCAGATGCTCGTCAAGATTTATTGTATGTTCGAAACTTGCACCACATTCAGGACATTTGATATTGACTTCGTAATGGACGCCATAGGACAAACCTCTGAGGTAGATTACGAGATAGGTTCGATCAACAATAAGCAGTCTTTCAGGGTCAATCTTTTCTTGGATGCAGCTAGCAAAAATACGATTCATAGCTTCGCCGCGTCGAAGGAACTTTGGAGTAGCGAGAATCTGCTCTTCCGATCCCGTCATTGGACGCACATGTAGGACACCTTCACGCGGGAGCATAGGATCGTTGTAAAACTTGCCCATAGAAGGCAACATGATTTCATGATATTGATGGGTATTGAGTCCGCCAATTAAGATATCAAGAGCTTCGTTGCCGTAACTTGCGACTTGTGCCTCTGGTCTTGGCCTTTGAGACATGAAATCAGGGGCTCTGCCGCTCTGACCTTCCTGTGGATAGTCTTGATCTTGGGGGCCACTTTGTAGCATTTGTCGAAGTTGTGGAGGCAAATCACTCCGGCTTTGATAGACCCCTTCTTGCATTTGTGCCGGACCTCGCATTGTCATATCTTCGGGCATCGAATCGGCATCCGGAATAGGGGCTCCTGCTTCTCGCTGGAAATTCCTGATCTGTTCAGGCGTGACTTTTGAAATTGCGGGGGTTAGATGTGGCATTGCTGCTGGTTTCTTTTCGGTCGCACCCTCGACAGGAACCACTTGTTCGCTGGGCTCGCTGGCCGCAGTTTCCTGTGTCTGTTCTGTTGATCCCTCACTAAATTCAGAAGGATCGAGTTTCTTTCGCTCTTGGCGGAACGTATCTCCCATTATTTGACTCCTTAAGTTGACCTGTAACTAGTATAGTAATGGCCCATGTCTCTACTCATTAACCATAAGAATGTTGACGATTTAATCTTCATGGATAAGAAGCTGAAGGACCAGCTTCCTGAGTTCAATGATTTATTCAATCAATGGTTCATAGGTAAAAGAATGCCATCGTTGAGATTTTTGTCTCAAAAAGCCTCGCTATCTCTTTTAGAGAAGATTGAGGGCCGGCATCTTTCGATTTTGAGCAAATACTTTAATGAAGAAGTATCTGTAGAGCCGATTGATTATCATGTGGCAAGAACTCACAAAGTTCCTGTCGATGACCTAGAGGGATTCTTGAATGGTATGAAAGGATTCAGCCAGAACTTCTCTCTGAGTCGAGATAAAGACCATGCCTATATATCCTTTTGGAGATGAAAATGAGTGATGATCTGTATGGTGGATTTGAAAGTCGTAGGGAATTGATTTTAGCTGCGTCAATGCCTGGAGTGGGAAGATGAATGAAATGATGAGATGGTTTCTAGGTCTTGACCTATTTAGTAAACACTACATTCCTGGAGAAGATATATGGAACTGATGACAGTCTACCTAGGTGAGATTTTACTCATTTTAATGGCGGCGATTGGCCTCTGTTTTGTACTCGTAGATGGAAAGATCGCAGAACCAGTTCGAGACTGGATAGACGAAAAATGCAATAATTTGGGAGATAGCCCTTCTTTCTTCGGCCAGGTATATGGCTTCCTGCAAAATATCATTGGTTGTCACCAATGCTGTGGCTGGTGGTGTGGACTTTTGATATCTGCCTTCTACTTAGCTCCGCGACAAGTAGTTGGCATTGCTACCTCTAACACAGTTGGCTTTATAACTGGAACCATTTACCTTGCTATCGTACCGCTATTTGCACTGATGTTTGCTTTTGCATCGAGCTACCTTTGCATGTACTTAGGATTAAAGCTCGACGCTTTAGAGCTTCAAATTATGTCTATGCCTATCGAAACTTCAAATGCCAAAGAAACAGAAACTGACGCTTCTTGATATTAAGTTCGCCATCTTGAATGACAAGCGGTTCAGAGATTTATTTCCTGAGCTAGCTGAAGAATCTTCGAAGATCATGAACAATCCAAGCTGTGGATGCAATGTCCCCATGCTACGAAAGTTCCTAAACGAGAAGGAACGACTTCAGAAGTATTTTCCGAACAAGGATATCATCACTTCCGACGAGGAAATTGAAGCTCTAGCCCAAAACAAATGGGATGTCATCAACTGTAAGATTGATGAACTTGAAGATGTCCTGAATGGGCTCCATAAGGTCGGACGGAAACAGATCGCTGTCGCTCGTTTCGAGGATAAAGTCACTGTTATCGTCAATGACCTGGGTGTTATCTTTTAGTTCCAAAGGCATGTGTTTCTTGACGTATCTTCTTGCAACTGTCAATCATCTTGTCAGGATATTCGGAATACTTGGAGATAATCATCGGCCACTTGTCGGCATGTAACCGTCTTGTCCCTAGGATTCTTGCGTTGTCGTAAAAGGTTTCAGCCTTTCGGACTTCTTTCGTGCAGTAATAATGGATGTCGCCCAATTGACACCAAAATTCTGCCATCAAGGGCTTCACAGATATACATTCGAGAATGTGCTTGAGAGCCTTAGAAGAATCCTTCTTGATGGCACTGTAAACTACCGAGCAGTAGTATTTTGTCATGATCACTGACATCTCTGGCTTCTTCTTTCCGAGTATGTAAGCTTCGGCCATAGCCAGGAAATCATCCCATCTTTGATTGGTTAATAGCCAGCAGGCTTCGTAGTAGAGCCGGTCATCATTAACCAACCCCTCTTTTCTCCATAGTTCGAAAGCTTGTTCGGCCTCATTGCTGGCCGAGCCGGTGCTGTAGATCGTACAGGCGACTGTAACGGCCCCATCGCTTGGCTGTAGTGATTCAAACACTGGATTCACGAATCGAACTTCCGATCTTTGCCAAAGACGTGTCTCTTTGGTGATCAAGTCTCCTTGAAGTACCTGAAGATCAAAAAGACTACCTTCAGAGCCAACTGCTTGTCGAATAGGCTCATCTTCTGTAAGCACTTCCCATGGCTCAATGTAGAATTGCCATTCGAACTTTCCCTTCTCTACTAGTTTGTTTCTGATCTTAGATCGATCTGGACCTTTTGTCTTGAAAATCTGGGCGTTGAAATCTCTACAGATTTCAACGCTGTCGTCAGTACAGCCAAGATCGGCAACTAGTATTTCTCCATCGAGCCCAGCTATTGACTGGAGAGCCCGCTCAATTGTGTGTTCGTGATTCTTCACGAGCATGTGCTTGGTGATCATCTAATGGTATTGCCTCGCTGAAACGTTCTTGAAGTAAGAGAGAAAAAGCTTCAGATTCGTTACGCATGCCTTGGGTCGCATAGTAATCTCGTAACATGCGGTAGGTTCTGGCCGCAAATGGGCCTTGGAGAAGAGAAAGATATATAGTAGAAATTTTCATTTTGTCGTATTAAATTAGAGTTTGTTCGGTATTTTTAGGTAACAAATGCAGATATACAATACTTAATAGCCATTTTTTCGTGACAGACTCTAATATAAGGGACAATATGGGAAACGAGTATATCAAGAATGACATTTTCGAAGAAACGATTGCCCGCTTTCAGCAGTCAAAGAAACAAGGTGAAAGTTGCCGCGAGTTCTTAGAAGCTCAGGACGAGCTAGCCAACCTCTTCTATTTACTCGCAGAGAACATTATTCGAGCCTTCAAGTTTCAACTAATTGACAAAGATGATGCTCTCCAAGAAGGCGTAATGATTTGTTTCGAAAAGCTCGACAAGTTCAAACCTGAACGTGGTCGAGCTTTTAACTATTATACTACCTGCACACTCAATCACTACAGACAACTCTACCGAACGGCAAAAAACTACAATGAATTTAAGAAAAGATATCACCAACATATTGTCGATAAGATAGAAGAGATGTTCATGGTGACAATCAATGGACAACCATATTCAATGTACCGCCGCAAATCAGAGGAGCTTTAATGTCTAATTTTGTCGAACTATTGGAAAGAGATGAACTCATTAATAAGCTGAGAAACCAAGGGTTTGGCGACCTAATAGATGCTTTCTTGTTGAACGAAAAGAAGGTCTATACCAAGAAGGGCCGACTCAATAAGAGTGGTGCATGTCGTGTGCTCAATTGGAAGCCAAAACAACTTGAAGAAGCATTGATGAAATGCCGTAAGGTACTAGAAGAGTTTGAAATGGACGCTTCTTAGTACCTTTTTTAATTTCTAACTACACAGCCGCCAAGACTTGGACTGTATGTTGAACCTGATGGACAACTTAGAATTCCACCAATGATTACAGGCGGACCCGTAATGATAGTGGCTCCACTGCCAGCACTTCCATTTCCGCCGCCGGCAGAACTGCCTCCGCCTCCAGCGTTATTCTGGGGACTGCTGCGGTTATTGCCTGGACTGCCACCTCCCATGTTACTGTCCTTGAAGTAAGCTCGATCATAACGAAGCGTGACATCTACCATCACTACGTCTGAGCTAGCCATATCAAGGTCACCCCAGTTAATGGCCTGCGGATAGCAGTTATCGAATGTCCATTCTTCGACAATGTTGCCACATCCGTCATATAGACAAAGTTTTCCCTCTCGCTTGAAAGTTGCATTAGAGGAAGTTTCTGATTCAGTATCTTCTACAGGAAGCCATTCGGCTTTTTGCGAGTCATACGCTTCTTTTAGCCAAGCAAAAACAGGATTCTTGTTAGACCTAATGTCATACAAGGTAAGATTAATCGGCTTCCATTCAGGCTTTGAAGGGTAAAAAACTGTCTCTGTGACATGCTGGATTTCCGATTCTTTATAGGAGAAGCTAGGCCGAGCAGCCCTAGATGGCGGAAGAGCTTCGGCCTGTGACGCTACTCCTTCAATCTCGAAAAGCCACCTAAACTTCAAGTGGAAGCAGGTCATATCGTCTTCGAGCCCAAAGTCGAAGCCCATACCGGTTTCAGTACGAGAACTAGGCATTTATACTCCGAGAGAATATGAATACACCCTCGCAGCAAGACGCTGCGAGGGTGACTCTTGATGTGATTAGCAACCTGTGCAACCGCAGAATTCGAGGTTTGCACCGCAACCAGGGCGGAAGCTAACTTTCGAATAACGCATGGTTAGCTCGATATTGGCAATGTCTGAACTGCTGTAGTCCAAGTCACCAAAGTTGACGGCCTGTGGCCATGCATCGTCAAATGTCCAGGTTTCCATTTCTGTCCCACAACCATCCCACATCGTGAGAATAGCTGTTCCGGCATAGCCGGCGATGTTCGAACTCATGAACTTATGAGTTGGCGAACGAAAGTCAAATACCGATAGTAACCACTTGTAAATTTGGACACCATCGTTTGAGGCTCCGGCTCCACCCACGTCCAGCATGGTAACAGTGATAGACTCCCAAGTCGCTTTTCCCGGAATCCAGGTCTTATCGTTTAGGAAGTTAATTTCAGTCTCGTCGAACGAAATGTTCGGACGGGCTGCTACTGTTACAAACCATGGCGGAATATGAAAAGGACAGTTCTGGCCGAAGATTTCCAACGTCCAACGAAATTTCCTTTTGAATACGACGAGCGGATCACCGATACCTGCGGTTCCAATACCCATACCATGAGTCTGGGGCCGGAACGTGCGATCTGCAAAACTAGCTACCATTTTTGCTCCTTTTGATTAGAACGTATCGGCGTTTTCTGTGAACGATCCCGTTCTGTGAATTGAAAATTCAATAAAGATAAACTCAACAGCACGGATAGGCTGGATACCGATCCTAGCCCTTAGTTCGTTACGGTCGATGACATCAGGCGGATTCAACTCTTCATCGCACTGGACGAAGTAATCGTTGATACCACGCTGACCTTTGATTTCTTCCAAGATCGCCGTCGTGATTGTGACGAACTGATCTCGCAAGATTTGATCATGAGGCTCAAACAGAAGCTGCCTAGAAGCCACACGAACTCTTTTCTCGGCAACGATCATCAAGCGACGAACGTTTACTCGGTCGAGAGCGGTGGGGCGACGCTGAAGCGTCTTCTGTCCCCAAACCACAAAGTCTTGTACATCCGCGAACTGGACGATGGGATTAACCGCATTACGGTTTCCATACATCAAGTCGCGTTCTTCAAGGCTTGGGCGAGAGAATACGTCTGAGATGTTCGGTACAATACCGCGAGTCAAACCAGCAGGGGCGAACCAAGGTGCGGCCAGGAAGTCGTTCCTGGCGTATACAGCAAGGATCGAGCCGGATGGCGGAACCCAAACATCTACACGATTTGTTGTGTCTCGCATCCGCAACCATGGCCAGTAGAGGGCTGCAAAGTCTGAGTCGAAGCGAGTGAAGTTCAAAGGATGAACACCATTCTGCCAATCGACGATTTCGTTTACAGTCAGACCAAATGGCGGGTCTACGATAGCGAAACAATCTGTACGCTGATTCTGGCAAAGATCGATCATCGCCAGGATGACATCTGTTGATGAGTGTCCTGGGACGGCCACCAAGTCAATGTCATACTGTTCTGGATCAGACAGTGCCTGCAATCCCGTCATTGCCAGGGAATCACCAATAATCAGTGCATCCTGGGAATCTGGGTCGGCTGGAATACCGTCACTACCACCGCTGAGGGTGTAGGTTCCGGCGACCGGAGTGGCCGGCGTGGCGGTATTGTCTGTGACACGAATGAAGTCGCTGACGAGCGAGAGGTACGTTTCAACATACAGTCTGCTAAGCTCGTTCTTTGTGAGTCCACCCCAGGTTTCCACCTCTACGCCATTGGCATAGACTTGGAATGAGAATGTTCCGGAGCGGTTATCTACATCGATTACGACTTGAGTAGCATTTCCTTCGATTCCAGGGGAATCAGCATCAACAGTGAATGTGATAATTCCGAGAGAATCGGCAGCACCTGTCACCCGACCAGCTACGTATGTGTCAGCGTCACCAGTGACACGCAATGGGCTCGATCCGAAGACCGTCGCAGCCTGACCGTTTGGACCCGCATCATTGACAAGACCGAAGATGGCTGCCGCTGTGCTCTCAATCTTAATAAGAAGCTCAGCGTCACGGCCATGCGATAGAGTGCGAAGCGTCAGGTTATCACCCGTGGCTACGGCTTCGAAGCCAAGAGCCTGAGAGTTAATCTCAGAGACGACATCGGCGAGCGAGTTGTCTAATCCTTCAAGGTCTTCAAAGTCAATAACCTGAACTACGTCGTCAATCAGGATGTTGTCTGTTCCTGAGATAACAATTTGCAGGTTAAGGTCAGTCAAACCTGTGAAGTCATAAAAACCAGCAGTTTGATATGCGTTATTTGGATATCGATCAGATGTACCTGTGATCGAGGCTTGAGTCATAAGCTGACCAAGGCCCGTTACGTTGCCGTCAACAACGGCTCCGCCATACATGGCGTCTTGGACAGAAACCAATTCGATCTCAGCATCTGGTCCGAACGAGAAAACTGATCGCAAAGCAATCAAATCTCCAGTGGCAACATAAAACTCAATGCCATCAACATCAGGATCGAGTTGAGCATTTAGTTCTGCGGCCAGTTCAGTTGTCGTGTAAACACCAGCCATGACGATCAGTGTCTTACTTGCCAAAACACCATTCAATCGCCATCTCATGAAACGGTCACCGGAGAATGTGTAGTCCCCAGGCGTGTCAGAGATGATGTTTACCAGAGTTCCAGAGGCTGGAATATCAACGGAAGCAGTACGAGCCTGCTCGTCGCTAGTTGCACTTTCTTCAGCAACGCGAACAACAAATAGTTCGTTGGAAACCAACAGATACTGTTCGGCTGCGTAAATGAGGAAAGGATCGCTTGACTGCGGATGTGGATATCCGAAGGTACGATTCAGTTCCCGACGAGTTTGAATCAAAGTAGGGATATTGATTGGTCCCTTAGAAGCGAACCCTACAATGCCGGCTCGATGAAACGAAGGCTCCGGCAAGATAAGGCTCAAATCTTTTTCTGTGATTCGAACACTCGGGCTAATTGTATTGGAAGGTGGGAAACCCCTCAAAATTGCCATCTTTAATTCTCCTTAGTTGTTCGCTTCTTGATCTCGTTGTTAGGTATATACCTGGCCGAGATCATATCCCATTTCTTCAGTCGTTCGACGCTTACATCGTAAACTCTTTCGTCTTCAAGCATCACCGTCTGAAGACCAGGGATATTTAATGTCGTGAAGGACTTAGAGTGTTCCCGCCTGTTGGAAAAAGATTTAACAATTAGTTGAACTGGACCTCTTGTTTTGTTTCTAATTTCTAGCATATATCAATATCTCCGACGGTTTCCTCTATTCTTGCTACGACTTCCTGTATCTCACAATCACTAAGTCCATCTAGGATGTCAACTTTTGTTTTCAGAACGGCTTTTCTCCGACCAATAGGCTGCGGAATAAATGTTTCCGCTGTCATGTTGATCTGAAATTTTACGATTCGAAGTTCCTTATCTCCTGGTTCAGCATTGAGATTATTCGCTATCGAATCAATCTTTACAGTGGTCTCCCAATTGGGTACACCTTGCACTCGTATATACGCTATCGGGCTGAATTTCGTGACTATTTGTTCTAGGATTTGGTTCATGTCCTCGATGTATCGAGTCCAAATTGTTAACTGATATCCGAAGTCAAAAGGAATGCCTCTAGCAATGCCAAAGACAGTATCTCTTTCAAACCTTTCAGTATTAGTAATACTTGGTTTAATTGTTGGTTTTCTGAACGTTACAGGTAAAGATTCTCAAACATTTCTTTTGGCTGCTCGTGAAATTGTAAAAAAACGGCGCGATGTGCATTTTCTGTTAATTGGTGACGGTCCACTATTCCCAAGAGTTCAGGAAATGGTTAAGAAATTTGGTCTTCAAGATCGCACGCGTCTGCTTGGCGCCCGCACTGATGTGTGGCCTATTCTTCATAACGTGAATGTTTCTGTCCTGTCGACTAACTTTGAAGGTTCATCAAACGTGATTATGGAAGCAATGGCCGCAGCGAAGCCCGTAGTCGCTACCGATGTCGGGGGTAATGCGGAACGGAGGTTGCTTGAGACCGA